ACAGCTAGCCAAACGGAATAACCTAACGTCACGGATTGCCAGTTTACAGCTAGGCCAGGAGATCAAAACCGTTTCAAAACGTAACGGGATGACAATGGCCAAGCTAGCTAAGGCTGCTGATATACCGTTAAGCTCCGTCATTAACTACCTCTACGGCACCTGTTTGATGTCTATCGAGTCGTATTCTAAGCTCTGGGAACAAGCCCAAAAGAAGCGATGAAAACTTTTAAAAGATTTAGTTGCGTTAGTTTGGATAGGTATTATTATCCTGAGTAGTCGAAACCAAACACAACAACACTATGACAATCTTTACCGCTGCAACTCTTGGAACAATCACAACAATCACTGCCATCGTTGGCGTAGACAATGGAGAACACTTCTCAGCACTTCGGGAAGTGAATAGAAAAGAATTGTCACTCAATTCTGGAGTTACGTGGAGCCTATGCAGAGACTTGGGTGACACCGTGGTTGATTATTACAACCAGCCACACCACCATGTGAAGGTGGAAAAAGTAAACATCTGGGATGTGTTAGCATAAGTCCCAAACAATCAACTCAGGGGTGCGGCTGACCAACGCACGATTAAACACACAACACAATGAAAACAGATAACATCTCACAAATGCGCCCGCTCTCCGAAGCTGGACCAGTTCCCGAAGGATGCCAGAGGTATTACTTCATCAGCACACTCTCTACTGGTGGACGAGTGAAAATACAGGGTGATACCCACTTCGCAGACATCCGCTTGCCAGATGAATTCACATTCAAAAAGGACGCACAATGAAAACCTACCCTTACATGGACGGTGACCAACTCATTCAATTAGTCGAACAGCGCGATTATGACGAGCTAGCAGAGCTTGCTCTCAAGCTGGCTAATCTTCGAGCGGAAGATATGGCGACTATTAAGGCTCAATCTGTGATGATAGAAAAGCTCGCAAATGCCTTGGCTCTAATCACCGAAGAATACGAAGATCGAAGATTTCATTTCGGTGATGATCGTTCCTGGCAAAAGGATGAAGGCGTAAACCCCTTGCCGACTGCTTTCGCAGCTTTAGACGCCTATGAACTATTGAAAGGAGAACAGCCATGAGTGATACACCAAGAACAGACGAAGCGCAGTTTGGCACCGGGCGAGTTAGTGTTGACTTTGCCCGTCAACTGGAACGCGAACTCAACGAAGCACTAGCAGCCAACGCCGAGCTTTTAGAGCGTCTCCAAGAAGCCCGTGAGTCTCACATCATAGCAACAGCCAGAAAGGTGCAAACCATCCAGCAGCAGGCCGTCGAGATCGACAGGCTTAAAGGCTCTGCTGTCATAAACAATCTCTAGCGTCGTTAGAGGCCGCATCCTCGCCCAGGTGAGCATTGACATCTGGGAACATTACAAAGGAGGGTGCGGATACTTGACTCGTAAAAGTATCGCTGTAATAGTATTAATGCTGGGCACAGGATTGGAACCCTCCAGCAATAACACAATGATCATTCAAACATTAATCCTTCAATCCTGCCGTCGGGACGCTTTTTCATTGGGCGTGTTCCAACTCGACGGCAGTGTTGAGGGTTTTTTATGTCTATGAAATACACGTTACCCGCTCACAGCCTTCTTGAAATCGAAGAATTGCCAGAAGGCATATTAATAACCGAAACCCGTCCTCCTGGAGACTCTTCACATAGCGTGTTTATCTGCGAAGATAGACTTGAGGAAGTTATTGAAATATTTCGAATAGCACAAGCCACATATAATAACCTTAACAACTGTTAAATGGCATAAGGATTGTGCATTATGAGAATACGAACCATCAAACCTGAGTTCTTCCTTCACGAAGATCTCTTCACTGCTGAAAAGGAAACCAAGATGCCGCTGCGAGTAGCCTTTGCTGGCCTATGGTGTGCGGCAGATCGTGAAGGACGTTTCAAATGGGAGCCAAGGCGACTTGGAATCCAGATACTTCCATACGATGAAATTGACTTTTCACGCGTGCTTGACGCGTTAGCCACGCGTGGTTTCATTGTAAGCTACGCGTCCACTACGGGTAATTTCGGCTTCATTCCTTCTTTCTTGAGGCATCAAGTGATCAACAATCGTGAGAGAATGTCGGATTTACCTGATCCGTTGGAATGCACACAAAATGAACACATTGACGCGTCAGCCACGCGTGACCCACGCGACGACCACGCCTGTAAAGAGGAAGGGAAGGGAAAGGAAGGGAACAAGGAAGGGAAAGGAAAGTTTCCCGTGGAAGGCTTCGATAACTTCTGGTCTGCTTACCCAAGGAAGACAGCCAAGGCTGATGCAGAAAGAGCATGGGCTAAGATTAGGCCAGATCTTCAGGCAGTTCTCACAGCATTGGAATGGCAGGCTAAGTCTGAAGACTGGACAAGAGACGGTGGGAAATACATCCCCTATCCTGCCAGTTACCTCAACTCCAAACGCTATGAGGATGAGAAGCCATCACCCAGGTCTAGCTCAGAGAACTTCATCAAGCCTCGCCAACTCAGTAAATACGACATCCTATGAACAGTATCCTGAAGCGAGCTAATGAGCAGTTGCTAATCAGCATCTTCTGCCAGCTTCCCCAAGCTCTGACTAAACATCTACATGCTATCTCCGTTGAGATGTTCTGTCCCACGATCAGACCTGTATTGGTTGAGCTAATCAACACCATTGGCCGAGATGAAACGCCAGAGCTAGTTACCATGACTGCCAGCCTACGTCATCAAGGTAAGCTGGATGAGATTGGTGGAGCCGCTACCCTGTCCGAGTATTTCACAGGCTACGTTTCAGGTGAGAATGTAGCTCTAGCCGTCAGTGAGCTAAGACAACGTCATGAGCTACTTCAACGCATTCAAGCCTACAAAGATGCTGTTACGATGTCAGAGCAGGCTCTAGCGTTACCTCTGCATGAGATTCCAGCAGCACTCAACGAAGCTGAGAAGGTCATTGAGACTGCCAGCAAGATTCAAGGGAAACCGTTAGCCTCTAAATCCATCGCAGACCTCACGACGACTCTGATCGAGGACATTGAGAAGCGTATGCAAGCAGGTGGAGCTTTAGTTGGCATCTCGACTGGCTTCCCATGCATCGACAAGAAAACTGGAGGAATGCAGCCAGGTAGAGTCTGGGTGATAGCTGGAAAGCCTGGTGATGGGAAGTCAGTGCTAATGCAGAACTTCCTAGAGTCTGCTGTATCTCTCGGAAAGAAGGTTCGCATCTACCCTCTGGAAATGACTCAGCAGGAACAAGCCTACCGACTCCTATGCTCACAAGGTAATCTCGACAACCAATCCGTCTGGAAGGGGATGATGACCAGAGCAGAGCAACAGGCTTTGATGTTAGCAGTAAAGCAGCTAGCCAAGGCTCAGTGTGACGTCGTGGACGTCAATGGAGCCACTGCCAGTGAGATCCTAGCTGACATCGAGCAGTCTGATTGTGACGTGGCAATGGTGGATTATCTCCAGCTAATGGAGGATGACGGGAATAAGAAAGGATCTAGAGAAGAGATCATCGCTAGCATCTCCAGACGATTGAAGAGGACTGCTGTGAAGTGTGGGAAGGTGATCTTGACTGCATCACAGCTTAATGACTTCGGACAGTTGAGAGAGTCTAGAGCTATTGGCCAGGATGCTGATCACATCATTTACATCGAGAAGGTGGATGAAGATGACACGAAGCGAAACCTGAAGTGTATTAAGAATAGAACTGGAGAACGATTCTGGGAGAAGCAATTGGACTTCTTGGGACAGTATTACAAGTTTAGGGAGCAGAGAGAAGACTAATCATGACAACAGACTCACTCACCCACCAACTAGCCAGAGCACTCGCCAAGATGCCAGTTCTCACTAAACAACAGGAGACTCTAAAGTTCACTGCTCTGGAGGATTACTTTAATCATTACAGAATGGCGTTTAAACCGTCTTCAGATGCAGACGTGATAGATGACACCACAGACACTCTAAACATGCGTAGAATCGAAAGGAAACAGGCTTAATGGAGCGATTACCAACCACCAACAACCGGAACACTGGGAATCAGATACCAGAAGAGAAGCGTGAAGCTATTATTGCAGACCTTAAAGAAGGTCTTGGAGTCGTGGCTTGTGCTAAGAAGCATGAGAGTAGCACTCATGCTGTGACTGCTCTCAAGAATAAGCTGGAAGATGAAAGCGAAGGGTTCAACTTGGTTAGCTGGAAGAAGAGCACTGCTGCGACCTTATCTCACTTTGTGTCTAAAGGGAGTGAGAGACTGGTTAAGGAGATTGATGATATGCCACTTGCTTCGTTACCCATCGCCATTGCCGTGGCGATTGACAAAATCCAAGCCCTTCACGATCAACCACAAACGGTGGTAGAGCACAGGCTCAGAATTGACCAATCTCAGGTGAATGAGCTACTCAGAAGTGAGGGATTAGTCATCGATGGTGAGTTCACGGAGGTCACTGAGTCTCAGTAAGCAGGCATTAACTACAAACAATAACCGTAATGTCAAATAGATCATCGCTCAGTATCAACGAGTTAGCACTGATGAGACGCAACATCAACAGTGAGCAGACAGATAGGGGAGGAGGGGGTCGAGAAAGTTTCGAGCTGAAAAAACTGGATGAATCACCGCCTTCAGAAAATTTCCACAAAAGACTCCCTCCAGCTAACCCTAGACTTGCAAACGCTCTTAACTGGTGTCACAAGAGGAAGCTAGAGCGTGAAAGTTGCCATTCAACCCGCTAATAAGGAAACATATGAACCGATCCAAAGCCATTAGACCACCGGAGGGCACTGTCCCTCTCTTAATTGCAGCCGAGAAATACGGTATGACCAAGAAGGAAGCCAAAGAAATCCTTCTGGCAGTTCCACTGTCCTTCGTGAAAGTAGGCCACAAGTTCTTCGTGAATGACTTCGGTGACAACCTGTTGAAGCTACGCATGACATTTGCGGATGTAGAAAAAGACCAAACGGAAGAGGAGCCGATTAACGAGCAGGCTTTAGATGAGCCTGAGAGTGAAGATGTTCCACAGGTGTTAAATGCGACTCAACGACTCTTTGCGGATGAGGAGACTGCGATTGTGAAGCGTTGCAGGCTTCCTAATAAGCAGATGATGATCGTGGAGTATCGAGGGAAAGAGGTCATTTGTCGGTGTAAAGACTCATCCATGTTTATACCTGGGATGAAGATCATCATTCGGATGGACGGCTTGAACCTGATGAGTAAGTATCAACCGAGGAAGCTAGGCAGATACTAACGCTATGGACGTCGTAAACCATCCTTTACACTACACCCAGCATCCGTCTGGAGTGGAATGCATCCAAGTAACGGAGTGCATGAACTTCTGCCTTGGTAACGCAGTGAAATACATCTGGCGTGCTGATCTCAAGAATGATGCCATTGAAGACTTAGAGAAGGCTAGATGGTATGTCTCACGTGAGATTGAGAGGCGTAAAAGACAACAAGCATCTGATTATCAATGAAATACAACAAAGTTGACTTCAGTTCCATCACAGACTGGAACCAGCCTAATGAAGCTATTGCGGATCAGGTAGGCTGCTGTGAGAAGACGGTGAGGAATGAACGACGTGCTAGAGGTTTGCCTAGGGCACCTGATAAGCCGATTAGGACGGAACTGAAGGAGAAGCTGCCACAGATCAGTGACAGAGCATGGAGAACGCATTCCAATCTTGATATTGCGTTGATTGTGAGGTGTTCAAAGTCTGCTGTTCGAGTTTTTCGAATAACTCACAACAAGCCAAAGTATGAGCGGAAACGCTTAGTTTCATAAACCCTTTTGCCGTGCTTTCGCTAGCCGACCTACTAAGGACAGTCTAAAACAGCGTCAACCTCTGGGAATCCACGGAGGAGTTTTAGAGCGGCAGATCTTTTTACCACTTAAAATGCCACTACACGAAGCCTCAATCCCACCGCTCAAATGTCTCGTTCGACGTGAGTTTATGACGGGTAATGATGAGCACAAAGGTCAATACGAGAAGGGGGTTGCAGTCTCAGTTCGTTCAATCCCAGGCTCTTGTGCCTTGTTTCAGGTGCTTTTGGAGAACGGTGCTCTACGGGATAAGCTGCCGATTCACGCTTTGCATGACTACGAGCATGAGCACGAACATCCTTTTCATCATCTCCAGTTGTGGAACAGCTTCTCAGCGAACTTCTCGATTGTGGAACTTAACTTCCTTTCCGGCCTGCGGGTATCGGTGAAGATGAAGGATGGTAAATGGGCGGATGGAATCTACCTGTGGACGATGCAATGGGGGCCAGATTATACTAACGGAGCCGACATCTCTCTGGCGATTCATCCTGAAGAGCATAAAAGCGGGCACTTTATCTGCCTTGATAACGGTGAGTTTGCGATTCAGCCTAATAACCGTCTCCGCTGGCATGAGCCTAGCCATGTGACTAAGCCCTTTCCTGAACGTCCTGAATACGTTGTGAATCAGGATGAGTGGAACTGTGAAGCTTTCGATAAGTGGACTACAGAGGACTCTAATGCTTGGCACTACGAGACTAAGGCTTGTTGAAAGAACTGTGCTGTATTCTTCTCTCTTTTGCAGCATCTCGTTTCTCCTTTATAATCTTCTCAATTCTAGGATCATCCCTCCTGAATCCATCTCTGATGTAATTCTCTTTAGTTGTTGGTTGTGTAATATATTGATTCATAAGCACTTATTCAGAGGGTTTGAGCGGTTTCATCTGAGCATAGCAGTCCCATTGCTGGGATACTGCTAGCTTGGTAATTCTTATTCGTCAGGAATCGGGAACACCGTCGCACTGTTGAATCTCTCCGCTCGGCTGTCTCAGTAAACACGGATCAAACGATTCAACGGCAGCCCAGGCTTTCACCTGCGACTTTTGCACGGCTGATTCTGCTACTCCACCGTGCGCCGAAATCTCAACACCTTCCCATGGAGCACACGCAGTGACACTGAAGGCTATTTCAGGCAGAGATGCCCGATAAACAAAAAGCCCGACATCGTAGAGAGATGCCGAGCTAGTTGCGGTTTACAAGTAGATCAGATCACACCTCTCTACAGTGTAAACCTTATTTATGATGCCATTTTAGAGCTATACGTCAACTGGAACAAGGGGCAATCTCACTCTTGCCAGTGCTTTTTCGTGACTTACTTTCTCAAAAATGAAAGCCACGGATTCAACCAGATTCAGCCTTGAGGAACTTGATGTGATGTCACTCTTCCTAGAAGATTTCTATCCTGAGTTTCTCGACTTCATCTCTGATTCTGGGCTAGATCAAGATTTCGCTGAAAGACTGCTGGCAAAGTTGGCCTGTGCATGTATCGCAAAAGGTGACTCATAGAGTCCCTCCAAAAAGCTATGAATACAGAATCAACTACCGCCGGTACTCTGTTAAGTCCACCGCCTTGTTCGGAATCTTCCGTTCACTTCTCTAGCGCGTCCGATGACTGGCCTACTCCGCAAGACTTCTTCGACCGGATGAACTCCCTGCATGGCCCGTTGGAACTCGACGTGTGCGCCTCTCCGACGAATGCTAAATGCCCGCGCTACTACACACGCGAGGATGATGGGCTGACGCAACCTTGGGAAGGCAAGTGCTGGATGAATCCGCCGTATGGGCGGACAATCGGCCAGTGGATGAAAAAGGCATACGAGGAAAGCCAACGCGGTGCGCTGGTGGTATGCCTCGTCCCAGCGCGGACTGATACGGCATGGTGGCACGACTACGCGACGAAAGGGCAAGTGGCCTTCATCCGTGGACGGCTCAAATTCGGAGGGCATGTGAACTCGGCACCATTCCCCAGCGCGACCGTTGTATTTATGCCGAACAGATCAGAGTAATTTACCCACATGAAAGACTCAAGACTCACTAGAGTAGGCGTGACTGGCTACAACAAGCCCAAGCGCACGCCATCACATCCCACGAAAAGCCATGTTGTCGTGGCCAAGCAGGGCGAACAGGTCAAAACGATCCGATTCGGGCAGCAAGGCGTCTCTGGCTCTCCACCAAAGAAGGGCGAGAGTGAAGCTGCTAAGGATCGCAGAGCCTCGTTCAAGGCACGCCACGCTGACAACATCAAGAAGGGCAAGATGTCCGCTGCTTACTGGGCAGATAAGGCAAAGTGGTAAACATTTGATGGTTAGCCTCGGCCTCAAACAGACCAACGACCGAACTGGCGGGTGCGAAAATACCAGTAATACTCTAAGCGCATGTTTATCAACGAAGTATCCAAGGAGACGCTTGGCAAATACACGCCTACGCCTCACCCGATCATGGTGGCTCCTACGGCGGAGCAGATAGCTAACATCGTTAAGAACAAGGGCATTGACCGAGCTTGTGAGCTTCTTCAGTTACGAGAGGACAAGATTCTAGCCGAGACGATGGACCCTTACAGACACGGTTATGAGCCTGAACACTGGAAGACTGCTGATGGCCTTCTTTCCGATCCTTCCATCTCAGAACTGATGATCTTTGGCGGAAACCGCGCCAGTAAGACCGAGTATGCCGCCAAACGTGTGGCGCAATACCTAAGCCAGAACCCAGGTAAACGAGTCTGGTGCATTCATACGACTAACATGAGCAGCGTGCAGATGCAGCAGCCCGTTGTCTATAAATACCTGCCGGCGGAGTATAAAACAGCACGCAAGACCAAGATTACCAACGTAGCTTTCACCCAGAAGAATGGCTTTTCTGACAACACCTTCGTGCTTCCCAACAAAAGCCAGTGTTGGTTTCTCAACCAGTCGCAGGACATCAAGGTGATTGAAGGTGGTGAAGTCGATCTAATCTGGATTGACGAAGAAATCACGGCTGACTGGATCAAGACGCTACGTTATCGAACGGCAACACGGCGAGGGAAGATGATTCTGACCTTCACGCCGATCAGTGGTTACACTTCCGTAGTCAAAGAATACATCGCAGGAGCCATGATCACGAAATGGCTTCCAGCTTCCCTACTCAAGGACTCAATTAACGTCCCAGGTGGTGAACGTGGCACCATGCCGTTTCAAGCTACCTGTCACAATCCGAGTAACCGAGCCATCTGGTTCCATTCAGAACTGAATCTTTACTCTCCATTCAGCGAGATCAAGCGTGCTCTCCATGGCCGAACCAATTACGAGGTCAAAATCCGTGCTTATGGGTGGGCAGAGAGTCTTTCAGGCTCTCAATTCCCTAAATTTGGCAACTGGAACGTCATCCCAGACGATCAGATACCAGAAAAGGGCACCAATTACATGGCAATGGACCCCGCTGGTGCTCGTAACTGGTTCATGCTGTGGCTCCGAGTGGATGAACACGGCAGAAAGTTCATTTACAGAGAGTGGCCTGGCATCGATCTAGGTGAATGGGCGATTCCGAGCGATAAACCAGACGGAAAAGCGGGTGCAGCACAACGAAACGGTGCAGGACGAGGGATTAACGACTACAAAGCATTAATCAACGAGCTAGAAGGCAAGGAAGAGATCGCTGATAGGTTCATTGACCCGCGTGCAGGTGGAACTCAAGCCATCGGCAAGGACGGTGGAACTAGCCTGACTGACCTCCTAGCCGAAGACCCGAATCCCATGTGGTTTACGCCTGCTGCTGGACTCCGAATCGAGGAGGGAATCAGCATCATTAACGACTGGCTTTCGTGGAATAAGGACGAACCCTTGCTTGCAATCCACAACGAGCCTAACCTCTACGTTAGTGAAACGTGCAAAAACATCATTTATTCTCTCCGAGAGTGGACAGGTGCAGACGGTGACAAGGGTGCAACTAAAGACCCTGTCGATGTCTTGCGCTATCTCGCAGTGATGAATCCGACCCATCAAAACAGTCAAAGCTTCCAACCTCAAGGCGAAATAGGCTCCTACTAACATGAAGAAATCAAACAGCAGCGACAAACTAGCGTTTTACACTGAGACGCCAGACGTTCTCGAACTTTCCAAGGAGCTAACCCGCTCACTTTACACAACCGCCAATGTAGAAAGGCTAAACGCTGCCGATGACATCCGATTCTGCCGATGGGCAGGACAATCTGACGACGGAAAGAAGCACTCAGAGAATCTGCCTAACAATCGACAAGCGTTCCCGTTTGAAGGCGCGTCTGATGTTAGGAATCGACTGGCTGATTCGACTATTAACGAACTTTCTTGCCTTCTGACTACTTCTTTTGAGCGTTCCCAGTTAGGCGTTCTGCCTACCGAGTTCAACGACATGGCAACTGCCAGTGCAGCCAGCACGCTCATGAACTGGATCACGCAGCAGAAGCTCAGGACTGAGATTTCTCGTGAGGTAGAGCTAGGTTCACAGTATGGACTTCACTACGGATGGATGATTTACCACGTCGGATGGGATCAGGAGTTCTCGAAGCGAATCCAAAAGATTAGCATCGACGAGATTGCTGCATTAGCTGAACAGGCAGGCCCAGAATCAGCACTCTTTCAGCTTCCTGACTTGATCATGAATCCTGAAGCAGCCGATCAAGCTGCTCAGTTGATTTCCATGAATCTTCCTGACTTCAAGTTAGGCGACATCAAGAAGTTCGTGAAGCAGCTTCGTGAGACTGGTGAAGGTGAGATGTATGAGACGTATGTGAGCAAGAACCTCCCTTGTGTCACTGCTCTGAAGCCATTTGAGGAGATTGCACTGCCACCAGAGACGATGGACTTGCAATCTGCCCGTGTCATCTTCCGCCGTATCTACATGAACGAGGTAGATCTACGTTCCAAGGTCAAAGAAGAAGACTGGAATGAAGAGTTCATCGACCAAGCCGTTGAAACAGCAGGCAAGCAGTCATGGTACACTAACCCTCTCGACACGATTACAGCCCTTGGTGCCTCTCCGATCATCCGCCAAGACAATCTGATTGAGATTTGCTACGCTTACACTCGCCAGATCGACAAGGATGGCATTGCTGCAATCTATTGCACCGTCTTCTCTCCACTTGTAGAACAGGACTTGTATGCCAAGCATGAGCTACTAGACTATGCCCATGGCGAGTATCCGTTCATTGAGTTCAGGCGTGAAGTTGTCCGTCGTCCGATCACCGAAAGCCGAGGCATTCCAGAGCTAACCATCACCGATCAGGACGAAATCAAAGCTCAACACGACTCGATTCGTGACCGGACAGCGTTTGAGACGTTGCCACCGATGAAAGTGGTGAAGCGTATCGGACAGATCAACAAGATTGGCCCAGGTGTCCAGCTTCCTGTCACACGTCCTGATGATTACTCTTGGTTAGAGTCTCCTAACCGTGCTCCAACGACTGCCTTCAACCTGATTGAGCGCGTCGAGAACAATCACGCCAATTACTTCGGTTTGAGCCGTGCAACTGTGGTGCCGATCAAGACACAACTCATGCAGCAACAGCTTGTGAACCGCTGGCTCTGCACTTGGTCGAAGATATATAACCAGATGTTCAGCCTTTGCCTGCAATACATGCCGCCAGAAGAGATTCAGCGCATTACAGGCGTTCAGCTTCCAAGTAACATGAGTGACATTGCAAGTGGCTTTGACTTCATTGTGCGATTCAACATCCAATCTCTTGATAATGACCTTGTTGCGAAGAAGCTACAGGCCATTTCCCAGTTCGTTGTGCCTCTTGATGCAGGTGGAGTGCTCAACCGTAATAAGCTCATTCAGATGATCATCGAAGCCGTTGCTCCTGAGTCTGCCCGTGACTTGATCATGGATAACTCCAGCGCATCCGAGAAGATGTTCAGAGAAGTTCAGTCTGATATCGGAATGATGATGTTAGGCAATGAACCGATGTATAAAGAGAACGACCCTACTGCCGAAACTCGCATGCAGTATGTGCAGGATGTTATGTCCAAGAATCCAAAAGCACAGGCAGCAGCGCAGCAAGACCCAGTGTTCCAGACTTTGATGCAGAATTACATCAAGAACATGCAAATGAGCGTCATGCAGCAGCAGAATGCTCAGATTGGCCGAACTGGTGTAACGCCAGTTGGTGACCAGATGGCACAACAACAACCTCCTCAGATGTAATGGAAGAGAACAAAGTCATCGAAGCCTTCACGCTCAAACTAGGCGCTAAAGCATTCTGGGATGCCCTCTACGCAGTCATCCAGAGTGAGCACAACTCTGCCCTGTCTAGCGTTCTAGATGTGGTCAACAAGGGCGAGGAAAGGGCATACTATGCCGGACAAGTGGCTGCTTTAATCGACTTGAGGGCAATCATTGAGGACTATGCAACGAGATCACTGACTGAGGTGGAATTTAGCGACCCTTGACGCTGAAAGAAGTGGGCTTAGGCTTTTTACGTTCCTGAGCTTCTCAAGCTCTGCTCGTTAGTCTTGACCTCTAGACGGTCATTAAACCTCTTGCTTATGCCTACATCACCCCAACAGGTTAGTGAACCTACCAAAACCACGTTGCCAAGTAGTCCGTTAGACACTGATGGTCTGACTTCTTTACTTCGCCAGACTCTCTTCGCTGATCCAGAAGAGGAGCAAACTCAGGCTCAGACTGAGACAGAAACCGAAGAAGAGGAATCAGAATCTAGCGAGGAAATCGCAGAGGATGATGCTGAATCTGAAGAATCTGAAACTGAATCTAATGTCGAAGACGATAATGCTGACGAGGCAGAAGAGTCTAAAGCTGACGATGAAGAAAAGCAGGATAAACAACTTTCCAAAGGTGTCCAGAAGCGGATCGACAAGTTAGTCGCTCAGAAGAAGGAAGCCGAGGCAAAGTTGCAAGCTCTCGCTGAAAAACTAGCCGAAACAGAGTCACAAGCTGCCAATTCCCAAAAGGAAGTGATTGTGAGTGACAAAGGATTGAACCCATACTTCAAGCTGCAAAGCGATACTGATGTTCATGCGGAAATCCGAAATGCAAGGCAGGTTAGACGGTGGGCTGAAGAGAATCCTGATGGTGCTGTTGTCCCTGGCAAGAATGGTGAGGAGATTGAATACTCTGCGGAAGACATCCGCAAGATCAAGCTCAACGCTATCGATGCACTGGAGGAACACTTGCCTTCGCAGTTAAACTACATCCAAACGCGCAAGCAATTCGATGCAGAGGCTGAAAAGACTTATCCCTTCTGGAAACAACGCAGTAGCCAAGAATATCAGTATGCTAACGCTTTGATTCGTGAGTTCCCAGAGATCCAAAAGTTCCCTGATTTCAAGCTCTCCATTGGAGATATGATCGAAGGCAAACGGATTCGGGAATCTAAGGTCAAGCCAACATCTGCTATTAAAAAGGCTCCATCAAATCCGAAGCAGACAGCATCTGCTCCTGTTCAAACTTCAAAGTCAATGAAAGCTCGCTCTACCGAGGAAGCATTCAGGAAAAACCCCAATCAGGATTCACTCAAAGCACTTCTTGCTGAGAGGTTCCTGTAACCCAACAAACTCAAGAAAATAAAATATTATGCCCGCTCTATTTGAACGCACTCAGGTCGGTAAGCGCGAAGACCTCGCCGATTACATCACACTCGTCGATGCCAAGGACACTCCCGTGACCTCGATGATCCCTAAAGGTAACAAACCAGGTAACACCTTGCTCCAATGGCAGGCTGACAATATGCCTACTCCATCTACCGCTGGTTCTGTTGACGGTGTTGACGTTACCTCATACGAAAACCTTAACTCTGGTCGCGCAATCCTGACTAACTATATTCAGGTCTTCCAACGTGCAATCCGTGTCTCTCCTCTTTCGGTGGATGTTTCGATTGTTGCTGGTCTTCGTGATGAGCTTGCCGGAATGGTCGCTAAAGGTATCAAAACCCTTAAGCGCGACATGGAAGCTACTGTTTGCAGTGACAACGCCGCTCAGGTTGATGCAATCGTTAGCGATGTAGCAGTTCCATATAAAACCAAAGCTCTTGGCGTTTGGATTGCCAATGCTGCTGGCACTGTCGCACCAATCCCAACGGCATACTTGACCCCAACCACTAGCATTAACACCACTGCCACAGCTTCCTTCGCTGAAACTGATGCACAAGGCGTTCTGACTAGCATTTACAATCAGACCGGACAGATGAAAACCTATGACACTGTTGTAGGCCCAACCCTGAAACGTGCTTTCAGTAACCTGCTCTACACTGCGACTGCTTCCGGCACGAATGCCTATGCAAGCATCCGCACTCTCCAGCGGGACGCCTTCAGCGATACGATCAGCTCTAGCGTTGATCTTTTTGAAGGTGACTTCGGTTCCCTCCGCCTGCATCCAACTCTGTTCAATCCTAATGCTTTCCGTGGTTATGTCCTTGATATGGACCTCCTGGAGTTGCGTTATACTAACCTCCCACAGGTGACAGAGCTTCCTGATGCTGGTGGCGGCCCCGCACGGCTCATAAAAGCCGTGGCCGGACTGGTCTGCAAAAGTCCTCTAGGACTAGGAAAATTTGCTGCTACTGAATAATAGCAAATCCTAGACCAAGCATCGCGTAACACATCCTCAGCCATTACCTATGATCGAACAAATCCCCGAAGAACTTCACGGCGCTATGCTTAAAGAGTTCAAGACAGGATGGAACTTTCAGAAGGTAATGGCTGAGGCTCAAACGCAAGCAGTAGGCAAGGTTAACCAAATCCGAGCCAAGTCGATTGACGGCATTGGCCAACTACAAATGCGAGTCAATGCAGACTCGTTTCATTACTGGGGACAGCGTTTAGGCTATGACTGCTGGAAGGATGCAGCATTTCGTAAGCGTTACATGGAGAAGAATCCCTACTGTAAAGTGAACAGCGGTGGAACAAAGGAAATTCATGTCGGTTACACTGGTTCACCCTCGACTCGTAACGTAAAATACCGTAAAGTCTTCGCGTGAGAACAACCAACTTTAGTGAGATTCTATACCGTGCCGTGACGTTATGCGGAATGGATCGTTCAGCGATTCAAGACTCGACGTTTCGCATGATTCGAGATTTCACGACTCAGCGCATCTCTGACATCTGGGAGCAGGAACCCTGGCCTGATATTGTCCGAGTGGAAGAGATGGCTGTAACGACTGGAGACGATTCTGTCGCCTACATCGACATAACAGAATCTTATGGTGACATTTTGAATGTTTATCAACTTAACCCTCGCGTTACTGCCAGAGCAGTCAATGTGAGTTACTATCTCGACAATAGCGGTGCTTCTTCCCGCATTGTGATGATGAGTTCCACAAACCCTGTCTGGGTAGAGTATCGTTTGCCACCTCCGACGTTCTTTGGTGAGGCTTATGATGCCAGCGCAAACTATTCGGCTGGCGCACAGATCTACTTCGATACTGGGACATTAACAGGAAGTTATCAGCCATCGAAGACTTCAGGCGGATCAGGTAACTTTTACACCTGCTTGTCTGCTGGTAACTCAGGAGAGAATCCGGTGAATACACCAGCACGCTGGCAGATGGTTGAAATCCCATATTTCACCACTGATTACCTTGTCCGAGCTATCTTTTCAGACTATCTTCGTTCTGAGTCTCAGTTTGATTCTGCTGCTATTGCAGATCAGGAAGCAGACCAAGCTAAGATGATGCAAGTTGACCGTGTTCTTCGCTCTGAGGGACAGATTAAGACAATGAGAGTTTACACTTACTAATTATGCTAAATAACGTAAATATCGCAGGAGCAGCAGGTGCTTGCCATGGTGTTGATGTTGAAACATCTACAACCGCAGTAACAGGCAAGTTCTATGCCATCCAGGTTCTCGCTGATGCCAACTTTTCCGTGTTCACCGAGAACGGCAAGACTGGCGATGCTATGACAGGCTTTACCATTCCAGCAGGAACGACACTAATCAACGGTTTAGGCATCACGGCCTTCACCTTGGCTTCTGGACGAGTCCGTGCTTACAAACTCCCATAGTAATCTCTGATGATTGCAATTACCCTTTCGGTTAACATCAAGCCAGTTGACGGCTTCTCTGGTGAACCACCAGAGCCAGCTTTCTTGCTGTTGGCTGATGGGGCTAGCTTCTTCCTGCTTGCTGATGGAACTTCAAAACTTTTGCTTAACGACTAATTATGCCAGACTCGACACTCGCCAACTTAACAGCAGCTACTGCTGCAACTGGTGGATTGTTTTACGGAACTCAATCTGGAGTCGATAAGAAGTTCACTTCAACCGCTGCTGGAGCTGCTCTAATCGAAGCTGCTGACGTAGCTGCACAGCAGTCTCTACTCTCAGTCCTTCCTCTTTCTGGTGGCACTCTCACAGGCACGTTGACAGGCACAACCTTTGTGGGTGCTTTAACAGGAACAGCAAGCGGAAACCTTGTCGCAGGTGGAGCACTCGGAACGCCTTCTAGCGGCACGTTAACTAACTGCACCAACATTCCAGCAGCTAACCTGACTGGAACGATTGACACAGCTAGACTGCCTGCAACGATTACAGGTCTAACCAGTGTCACAAGCACGACATTTGTTGGCGCATTGACTGGCACAGCATCGGGCAATCTAGTTGCTGGCGGAGCTTTAGGCACACCATCAAGCGGAACGCTGACAAGCTGTACAGGGCTTCCATTAAGCACTGGCGTTACAGGTGACTTACCTCTTGCTAATCTTGCACAGTCTTCAGCGGCATCGAAACTGCTTGGACGAGGATCAGAATCAGGTGCAGGCGATTTTCAAGAGATCACGATTGGCTCTGGACTTAGCATGTCAGGCACAACTCTAAGTGCCAGCGGTGGCGGTGGTGGTGGATCATCTAACGTGTGGATTCCGGCTTCTGCGTGGATACCAAAAACAACGGCAGGTTGCGGTGTTGATTCCGTTGAAACGACGACAAACGACCAGAATTTTGACCAGCTTCTTTTTGATGCCGGAACTGATGAATTTGCCGACGCTCTAGTCATCTTACCGAACAATTACAACAATGGCTCAATCACGGCTCGGTTTTATTGGACTGCCAGCAGTGGCAGTGGCGATGTCATCTGGGCCATTCAAGGACGCGCATTTGCAAACGACGACGCTCTTGATACCGCAGCCGGAACAGCGCAGACGGTGACTGACACGCTGATTGCTGCAAATGACATGCACGTTAGCTCGGCAACGTCAGCCTGCACTATTGGGGGAACTCCTGCGGCCAATACACCAGTGCAATTAACCATCTACCGCGATGCCAACGCTGGCGGCGATACGCTTGGAGCAGACGCTCGTTTGCTTGGCGTTGAAATCCTTTACACCACGGCATAAATGAGAGCGCGTCATCGTCATTTTAACCCAAAGGGTACTGGTGCTGTTTTAGCTTTGGATGCTCGTTTTATAACTGGCCTTGCAGATGGCGCTAATGTTAGCACTTGGACCAGTCGAACCGGCAGCAATAATGCTACTCAAGCCACATCTGGAAACCAGCCTACATACGAAACCAACGAATTAAACGGTAATCCTGTGGTGTTGTTCAACGGCAGTAAAGTGATGACAACTCCAGGGCTTTCAGCTCAACCCATGTCTGTTGTTTGCATTGCTCGACACAATACTGGAACCTCGTATATATTTGATGGAGTTAGCAACAACCGAGCCGCACTAGGATCAGGTTTATCAACTGGTAGTTCTAATTCCAAAATGGAATCCTTTGCCGGAACAACGGTTTATGGTGCTGATCAGTCGTTCAACACTGGAGAATATTTTATATGGAGAACCATATTTAATGATTCATCTTCTTCCATTTCAAAAAATGGTTCCTCATTTGCCAGCGGAAATCCTGGAACTCAAAGCCTTTCAGGCGGAATGACTATAGGAAATCGTTTTGCTTTGTCGTTTTATCTTAATGGAGCCATTGCTTTTATTAACGTCATTCCAAGCGTCAGTGTTACTTTGCTTAAGAGGTTGGAACAAGTCGCTGCCTTTAGCTTTAAAATTCCATGCTCATGACATATCTTACTTATAATCTTCAGCTTAGAAAAGAATCCGACGCAAATGTCATTTCAAATTTATTGCGTAAGGGTTGGAAAGAAGCCCCTCCGCCAAGTTACGACATCAATACTCAATTTATTGAATGGGTAAATGGCGATTGGGTTGTGAAGCCGATTCAGTTGTCATCTGCGGTGGTTTCTATGCGAAGTTTCCGTGAGGCGTGTGGACGTGAATTGATGATCCAGATCAACGCCTTTGTTGCCAGCATCGAAGACCTTAATGAACGCTTTAAAGCGCAGACTGACCTAGAGTTTGCAACTACTGTATCAAGAGCACATCCTCGCGTTGCTCAAGTCGCTGCTGCTCTCAACAAAACTGACGCTGAGATTGATCAGGTATTTATCAACGCACAGCAACTAGACGCCTCCTAAAATATGCCTGACTCAACTTTAAGCAACTTAACAGCAGCAACCACTGGACTAGGTGGTTTGTTCTATGGGACTCAATCAGGCATTGACAAGAAATTCACCTCGACGGCAGCAGGTGCAGCATTGCTTGAAGCAGCTAATGCAGCGGCTCAGAGGACAGCGATGGGGGTGCCTTCAACGACTGACCTCGACGCCAAGCTGAATCTAGCTGGTGGTGCATTGACTGGTGCAATCTCCATGCCTCTGGCTGCTAGTGAAACTCTGGCTAACGCAAGGATCAACGGAATCTGTTTTGGTGCGGATGCAGCATCTTCAACCAATACAATCTCAAGTTACAATAACAGCTTCCATTTTTATACGGGATCGAGGCTGAGTATGTTGAATACATCTCTTGAATTAGGGCTGCATCCAGACATCAAGATTGGATGGGCTGCTCATTCTGGTGCTAACGTAGGAAAAGACTTGTATGTTGGAAGAGCGTCTGCTGCTGTTCTACAGCTAGGTGAGAACGCTGCAACAACTGCCACGAATCAAACGATCAAAGCTCATAACGTCACAGCTGGCACAGGTGCAAACCTGATCCTAAGCGGTGGCACTGGCAGCGTTTCGAACGGTGTTGTGATTATCTCACGACTTCCTACTTCTAACCCTGGGCCAGGCATCCTTTGGAACAACGACGGAACACCTGCAATCGGAACCTAATCATGACACCAGCAGAGATCAGAGAACTGGCTAAGATGCTCGCTGTAAACCTTGCAGCAGCAGCAGAAACACGCAATCAGTTCGTTTACAACGCTACCCTCGCCGGAGTGGAGCAAGTCCTGCTGGAGCAGATGCCAGACGAACAAACAGTAGAACAATAACTTCATGCAAGACAACCACGTCACACCTTTTATTGGCTCACTAATTGCCTTTGCAAGCACTGTGACGAGCATGGCAGAGATCGAAGTTTGGTTGAAGCTGAGTTCTCTCGCAGTCGGGACTCTAGCTGGCATTCTAGGCTGCATTTCAGCAATCAATAACCTCCGTAAATAATATGAAAAAGAACATCTTCAAAAACTGGAAAACGAGCATCGCTGGATTCTTTGGCGTTGCCTCTGTCGTTGTCCCTGTAATGTTTCCACAGTATGCCACAGTTGCTCACCAAGTAACGGCTCTCGCTGTGAGTCTTGGCTTGATTGCTGCCAAGGATGGAGATAAGAGCGGCATCTAGTCCTGTCTCAGATCCATTGCGCCATGACCGTTCTCGCTGTTATTCTAGGCATTATCTTTGCCTTGATATCAGTGGGGGCGCTCGGCTTAATCGCATTGTTTATGGCTTGCGACCGTGAGGCGGAAAACGAAAAGAATAAACGTCATGCGAACAAAGAGAACCATTGAGAATCTTGGCAGTCTAAACAAGAAGGCCGCTGCTAAGTTTGAGCCGTTTATTGCTCAGGTAGAGGCTTTTCTGGCACCTAAAGGCGTGACCGTTGAGGTAATCTCTGGCTTACGTTCATGGGCTGCTCAGGCTGCTCTCTATGCGTCAGGAAGGACTAAGCCTGGGCCGATTGTCACCAAAGCAAGACCTGGTTCAAGCTGGCACAACTACGGCTTGGCTATTGACCTAGGCTTGTTCAAGGGTGGCATCTACCTCGACGAGAAGAAGCCTGCTGAAGCTGACAAGCTATATGCCGAGATTGGCAAGATAGCAGCAAAGCTAGGCATTGAATGGGCTGGAACGTGGAAGAGCTTCACAGAGACTCCACACTTCCAAGTTACCTTTGGGCTGTCTCTTGCTCAGGCGAGGGAAAAGATGGAAAGTAACGGCAAAGACATTCAGAAGATCGTGTAACCTATGCCTAACAATCCATATCAAACAGAAGGTGACCTTGGCTTTGTTGGTATCTCCAGCCGAGAAAACCCTGTTAACGTCCAACCTGGCTTTGTGCAATACGCGCAGAACATGAGGATGGATCGTGGAGAGGCTAAGGTTAGAGCAGGCTGTTTAGACCTAACAACTCCCGAACTTGTATCTGGTGGGAAGAAGTTCCTGACTAGCTGCCTTTACACAAATGCCACAGGTGAGCAGTTCATTGTCCTAGTCTCTGAGACTGGGCTTTACACCTACAACACGACAACGAAGGTCTTTTCTTCAGTCAGGAACTATCCTTCACAGGTAATCGGTGGGACTACTTACATCCGTTCTATCTCCGAGTCTGATCCAGTTGATGCCTTCCAAGCTGAAAACAAGGTTTACATCTTGCGAGGTTATAGCAGGAATGAAGTGAAGACTAATACAGGGACAGCAGTGGTTAGCCGAAGCGGAACAACTGTTACACTCACTTTCTCTGCTGATCATGGTTATTCAATCGGTGACGAGCTTATTGTTTATGTTCCTGAGCATCCAGACCTTTCAGGCTCCCACTTTGTAGAGACTCTGCCAAGCTCAACCACGTTGACTTATACAGTCACAGCTTCAGGCTCTAAGAATCACACAACCTTTCAATGCATCAAGGCAAAAACTCCCTTGGTATTTGATGGAGTTTCGACTGTAACCGCAGTTCCTCAAGCGGTGGACAACGCAACTGATGCTGCTGATCAATACCCGTATCTCTCAAACGAAACAGACACTTGTATGCCTCCCGCTGACTTTGGGATGTATTTCCAAGGCCGAATTGTTCTTTGTGTTAGCCGTGATGAGATTGCAGCGTCTAACTACTATGAGCCGAACGTCTTCGATGTCTCGCTTGATCAATTCAAGATCAACCTGGGTGACAATGACTACATAGTGGGCTTTGTGCCGTTCCAAGAGGACAAGTTCCTGATCTTCAAGCGGAACAGCATCTATTATGCTTATATTCCTCCGCCTGCGATCACGAACACGACGATTGAGCGAGGAATCGACAACTCTTCCTTCGTTCAGACGCTAACCAACCAGTTTGGATGTATTGCAAGACGCAGCATTACCTTTGCCGGACAACAGGTGTTCTTCCTGTCTGACCGTGGTGTTTACCTGCTCAATAACACGCTAGATCTAAAGTTGGTTGGAGATCAAAAGCCGCTGTCTGATCTTATTTCAGACATCATTGAGGACATCAACACGCAGTATGCCCAGAACGCTTGTGGCTTGTTCTTTAACAACCGTTATTACCTATCAATCCCCTTGGTTGATTCCGTTGTAGCTCCCACGACTAACAACGCTACGCTAGTTTATTCACTGCTGAATCAAGCGTGGGAATCGGTGGACAAGTATCCGCAAGATATCAATGTCGGTTCGTATGCTCCTAGAGTGCTATTGCAGGCAGTTTACAACAACAGGAATCAGATGTTTGCAGTATCGTTAAGGAAGCTGCATCTAAGCGAACAAGGTGACATTGACATCCTTAACAATGGGAGTGGAACGCCAGTTCTAGGTGTGATGAGACTTGGAGATACTTCAGGCGCAGACTCAGCCGTATTCGTCACAGGAGTGATTCAGACGCCGATTCCCGCTATCCTCACAAGCCGTCGATACAGCTTCAAGACCTTTGATCAAAAGCGGTTCTCTGGCCTGCAAACAGACATGCTTCTCGATGATAACACTAATATTGATATTTCTGCTATTGCAATTAATCCAGATACGGCAATCAGCTTGATTAACTTCACAAGCACGACTGTTGCAGATAAGAACGTCAGGGCTAAGGTTTCACGCCGAGCTTATGCTCTAGATATCAAGTTCACAATCAATTCAGGACGGCCAACCATTCGTGGTTTGACCATTGATGCCGTAATTCCTGGGCGTAACCTAGTCTCAACCGAATAAAATATGCCTACTCTTGCTTCTACCCAATCTTTCACTGACGGCAATGTTCTGAGTGCTACTGCACTGACTAACCATGTTATTGATGCAACGCCACTGGCAACATTCATCTCTGGTCAAACGGCTGTATCCGCTCCAGTTCCTGCCGATGAGTTCCTCATTGCCACATCTGGTTCTGCATCAGCTAAGAAGGTCAGTCTTTCAACGCTAGCCGCTAACCTTCCAACTGGCACAACTGCCGTAGATTTAGCTGTAACAGGTGCAACGACATTAACCGGAGTATTAACGGCAAACGGAAATACGATTATCGGCAACGCTGCCACTGACACTCTGACGGTCAACGCAGCTTCTAGCTTTGGAGGTGACACGACTCTCGGAGGCTCTGCTGTAACAAGTGCAACATGGGCACGATCCACAACCACGCTGACTGTCACAAAGACTGCCCACGGCCTAACAACTGGCAATTCTCGTTACTTTGTATTCACAGGCACAAGTTCAACGCCAGTGACTAGCAGCGTGCTCAATGGCACTTATACCGTGACTGTCACATCTGTTGACGTGTTCACCATCACCGTTGCAGATGCAGGTGACGTGGTTGGAACTGTCACTTGGTATGAAAGGACGCTTACTCTGAGTTCTACCATCACTGGGCCGCTACAGGGTAACATTCCCGTAAATGTTGCCAGTGTTGAACTAGGCACAGGCGATGAGTTCTTGGTAAAAGACGTTTCAGACTCAAACCGAGTCAAAACAACGACTGGCGGTTTGTTTAAAGCCTGGGCCAATATCAACGCCAACTTTACGTCAATCAATGGTTCTGTGCTTCGTTCTGCAAACACAGCGACCATCACAAAGACAGATCACAACCTTCGTGTTGGTGACGTTATTTACATCACCGGAGGCTCTGGAAGTATTGCAACCAGTTGGTATGCTGTTTTCAGTGTCCCTAGTTCCTCAACCTTTACCGTCATTACAGCAGCCAGTGGCACCATTTCGACGCCTGCGGGTGTCACTTGGTATCAGCACACCATTTTAGCTGGCAACAATGTTTATGCGGCCTATGGCAAGAACACGGAAAGAGTGATTCACGTGAGTTTTATCAATAAACCACCGTCAGTGGATTCATACATTGTTAACCTCGCTGCTGCTAAGTTTACACTGGGTAACAACTGTTTACCTCCCCAAATTAACAATATTGATGATAAGTTTCCATCTGACATCATCAAGACCGTCAATGGTTTTGGCTTTGTCAGTTATACTACAACTGGCACTGTCACAGCCACAACTGGCGAATATCACATCCAAGCAATTTGGTAATGAAACCATGGGAACGAGCAAAACAATGGCTTGAAAGGTGGCCTGATGCGGTCCCCTTTGAGAACTTGTTGGGCAGTTGCCTTCGGTATGGAGTCGTTTACTCGTCTGATACTAGCTTCTGCTTGGCTCAACAATGTTATTGGGATGGATATAAACCATTCTTTTTGACTGATAGACATAACGGATGGTTTGTGCATCTTGCTTCCGGCGACTTAGGGGATATACTTCTCAAAGCTCCTCACGCTTTAGAGTATCTTGTCTTTCAGCGTCATGGTTTGGATAAATATCACGCTCGTAAATTTAACAAAATGAAGGAAAAATATGGGATCATCAGCTGAAGCACCACGACCAACTAGCTACGAGAAAATGATGACGGACAGCTTAGCCGCTCAGGGCAAGATTGCACCTAAGCTGCTACGGGCTGAACAGAGGTATCAACCTCTTTATACTGCGTTAAACATCTCTCAGTTAGGACAAGCCACTCAAGGATTGCAAGGTGTTTACAACCAAGGATTGCCAGGTGCCATTGATTTTCAGAATCAACTCACTGAAGCCGATATGGCACAGCAGGCAAAATACCTGCCTCAATTTGTGCAGCAGTATCGAGAAGGCGCTGGCTCTGCTAACCTGCTCTCACAACTCCAAACTCAAGCCGAGGAAGGTCTAGCCGCTGGTTCTAGCTTAACACCGGAACAGCAGAGAGTTGCACAGCAACAAGCTAGGGCTGCTTATGCTGCTAGAGGCATGGGCACAGGCAACCGTGCTATTGGTGCCGAGATCATGAGCCAGTATGGAATGGGCGAAGCTCTACAACGCCAACGTCAACAGTTCGCTGGTAATGTGGCAGGACAGCTAGAGCAATCTGGTGTCCCTCAATACTACAACACGACCTATCAACCAGTCGGTCAGACTCTTTCTGGTCTAGTCAGCGGTTCATCTGGCCTAATGGCAGGGAGACAGTTCCAGCCTGAATCGCAGATGTCTTCTGACATTTACTCACAGAACGCTCAGAATAAGTTCACCGCTGGCGCTGCTAGTGATGCTAATAGATCGTCAATGATTGGTGCAGGTGCAAGTGTTGCCGTGACTGGTGCAATCCTTATCTAATGACTAAACTCGACAACACAAAGAAGATTATTGCCAACGGCATCAAAGCCTTTCCCAAGGGAATGGTTTGTTGGAGTGGTGGCAAGGATTCGATGGTGCTCCTTCACATCATGAAAAGCATGGGCTTAAACATGCCTATCGTCTTCTTTCGTGAACCATGGCAACCTAGGAAGTATGTCTTCGCAGATGACCTGATCAAACGGTGGAACTTGCTGGTTTACACTTGGCACCCACAAGAGTCTGCATTCCAGCAGACAGGTGATGAGTTTGAGGTGCAAAACGTCTATCAGGTCAACTCAACCATTCTAACGTGTCCGACGGGCATTGTGGAGCCAGTGCAAGGCTGCTCGTTTACTTGCTCTTTAGACATACTTAAAAGGCCTAAGCAGTTGATGCTTGAGGTGCCTCAGTTTGATGCCTTGTGGATAGGTCACAAAGGCTGTGATTCAGATCCAATTCTAGGTGGTGACGCTGGCACTCGTATTGAATCCAGAGTTCTCTGGAGTCAGTCGAATATGATGTTCCCTCTGCGTGATTGGACTCATGATGATATCTGGGACTACATCGAACGCTATGATGTCCCTTACGATTCAGATCGATACGAGAAAGCTGACGGCAAGTGGCGTGAGAAAGCAGACAAGGCTCACAATGTCGATTACGTCCATGCTTGCACACGTTGCGTGGATCGTAGAGCTAACGCTCCTAAGTTCGTGCATTGTCCCAAGCTGGACATGACGATTGAGAACATTTCAGGACAGGTGCCATGGGCATCACAGGAAAAAGCAACCTACATGAAAGACTAATATTATGAATCAAGGTGGATACTTCGGAGCTTACAGACAAGGATTTCAGACATTGCCAGACAATGCCTATCAGATGATGACGGCACCAACTCAGCAACTTGCCAGCACAATTACAAATCTTGCTGGAACTGCTACAGGCGCTATTAAAGATTACCGATTGGGAAAGGCTAACGATAAAGCCTTCAAACAAGGTGCTGCCACTCAATACCAAGGACTAGAATCTACGTCTCAAGCTACTGGAGTTCCTATAAATCCAGAGCTAGCAAACCAATACATGAACATGGGAGAGATGAGCACGCCACAGCAACAGGCTGCTTTCCAGCAATCCTTGAATCAAGAGCTTCAACGTCAGCAGATGCTTTACGGCATTGCCAATCAGCAGAGGCAGGCACAGCAAGCTCAGGGAATGCAGCAAATGCAACGAGGTGTTTCGGCAGGCTTAAGCACGGTTCCTCCACCTGATCCTTCGAGGTATGGTGGAGGTTCTGCAATTAACATGAGTGGATCACTTCCTTTGCCAGTTCAAAATACTGGGCCAAGAGTTAATTTCCCTCAATATAATTATGGCCAATATTAACCATTGAACATAACAAATAATCATTATGCCTCAACAATTTGATCCGGCTGCGTTACAGCAGTATTATTCTATTGCTATGGGGCGACCCATGGCAGAACCAGTAGTTAATCCAGAACAGATTAACCAATATAACCAGCAATCTATTCCTGTTGCTGTGCCTGTTCCTGAAGTTCAGAACTACGCTCCACAGCAAGCGCCTCAACAGAATCCTCAGCTTCAAATTCAGCAGCAACGCATGAACTATGCTGCAATGATTGAGCAACGATTCAATGAGATTGCTGACCATGTTGGTGGCATTAACGCTTTAGTGCAGACTAACAACCTTGAGGCTGCTAGAAAGAAGGCAGTTGATGACATTGGTATGATTTTTGGCCCACCTCCTGCGATTGAACAGCCAATGTCTGAGCTTGAACGCATTCAGCTTGAGAAGGAAAGACTAGCTTTAGAGAAAGCAAGAAATCCTCAAATGACTGAGCTTGATCGTGTTAAGTTGGAGCAAGAGAAGCTAGCTTTAGAGCAATCTCAAAAGGCTATTGGCAAGGTTGAGGCTGAACGCATGAAAGCTGAAACCGATAAGCTCAAAGCTGCTCAAGAGAATATTACTCTTGCCTCTGATGTCGTATCAACTGCCGACAGATTGCTTGCAAATGAGAACGCTTTGCAATGGGCAGGTGGAAAGACTGGCGCTGTTCTGAGCAGATTTCCTGGAGAAGCTAGAGGCATTAGACAGCAGATTGATCAGTTGCGTGATCAAATTGGTTTGTTTGGTCGAAAGGCTATTGTTGGACAAGGCCAAGGAAGCATTTCCGACGCTGAACAAAAGATGGCAAAAGAGGCTTTGGCGCAAGTTATCACTGAGGGAACTGATGAACAGCTTGTCGAAAGCTTGAAAGCAGTTCGCCAAAAGTTTGGTGGCATCTTAAGCCGTATTCAATCAGAAGCCACAGGACAGCAGCCAACAGCTCAACCAATGAGTCAACAAGCAGGCCAGCCAAGAGTCAGAACATTCGTCCCAGGTAAAGGTTTCCAAGACTAATCATTTATGCCAATCATTAACATCCCATCACGGAACGTACAGCTTAACTTCCCTGACACCATGTCAGACGAAGAGATTCAATCAGCGATTGAAAAGGAGTATCCGAGGAGTGGTGAGGATGTGGTATTTGATATTGACCAAGCAAAGAATGCCGCTCTTGAGGGGCAGAACTTAGTTAATCCATTCGAGCAGATGTCTAATGATGACTATGTGCTTTATCGAAAGCATTTAGCTGATAAAAAGACCTCGTTTGGTGATGCTCTAGGCATTGCCAAGGATACGTTTACTAACATCATTAATGAGGTTGGAACTGGTATCGGAACAACTGCCTATAAAATGGCTCAAGGCGATATTGGCAACGTAGCTGAATCAGCAGGTGCTGGAGTGGTCGCTGGAACTGTTGGACTGGCTGATATTGCTGGCAAGATTCTAAACCCTGCTCAACCTATTCCTAGTAAGGAAGAGTTCATCGGCAAACCAACGACTAGGCTTGTCGAAAAGCCACAACAGCAAGGTGTCACAGGCTTAACCTATGCATGGCCTTCAGAAGAGGCTGATGTGACGAATGAGGATGATTACAACAAGCTGATTGAGGCTGAAAAGCAGCGTGATGCTGGCATTGTTAACAACCTT